AGTAGGCGTGCCACCTGTTTGGCTCACGGTGCCGAGCAAGGCAGCAATGATCGCGGCCATCGTCGCCAGCTGCGTGGTATTGGTTCCAAGCGCTGCCGTCGGGGCAGCTGGAACACCAGTGAAGGACGGTGACGCAAGGGGCGCGGCACCCAGTGAAAGTCTAGCTGCGTCAGCGTCAGCGCTGTCAATCAAGTCGCGCCCAAATGCCGTTAACGTGGCCAAGCTTAGTGCGCCAAGCCCGGTGAAATATGGAAGGCGATCAGCAGCACCCACAAGCGCGGAAAAGGCGACAACGTTAGGACTGCTGAACGCTTCTACATCAGCTTCCATACCGGCGAACGATTTGCGAAGCACACCGAGTCGGTCGGGGTACTGAAGATCAGTACCGTTAACCAAGCTGTCAAGAATTGTAGCGTTGTCGTCCAAATCTCTTGGATCAATCGAAGGCACCGGATTGCCTGTGTTGTATTCGCTCATGGCGTAGGCCACTCCAAGTTAATCGCTTCGTCTGTCTGTTCAATGTAAACCTGCCACGGGTTAAGCGGCCACTCTCTGTTCATCGCGTAATCAAAAATTTCAGGATTAGCAAGGTATTCCGGGAGGATGATAACCCAGTCGATAGGGAATAACGGTCTCTCGCGGACCTCGCAGACAACGCTGTATCTCCATAAGAATTTTCCGGTCAGTTGGCCGCCTACAGGGGTCTCGGTAAACCTAATCTCTTCATCAGTAAATCCTAGCGGCGACAGTATCTCCATGTTGAACCATCCGGCCCCGGCTACGTACGCGGCCCACGATTCAAAAATTCGGGCTTGGGCTTCCGGCATTATCCACGACAGTTGGACCATGGTAGGTACATTTTGAAACTCTATGCGCTGGCGTGCGCGACCGCTATCCATAGGGGTGCGCCTGATATTATTTACTGGGGTGAACCCGTAATTCTCTCTTAGGGGGCAAGGCAGCCCTTCCGGGTAAGATATGGTCGCCATTAGCGGCCCACCGCCTGAATTCCGGTCTTGCGGTTCAACGCCGTCATAACGTCATCATCCGAATAAAGTTTTGCGATCCATAGATCTATGAATTTCTGACCGTCTTCTTCACGCGTTTCCGTCTGACCGGCGCGTGATGCATCTTCGATCAAGTTTACCGTAGTGTTACCACCGCCGCTCGGGCTTTTCATACTGTCCAATGTCTTGTCGAGCTTGGCACTGGTCTGCGCAGTAGTCACACGCTCGCCTTTCTGCAAAAGCCATGTGCCGGTTTGTGGCACGGCGTCTATACCATCGTGCGCCATACCAGCCAACGAAGCGGTAGCTACGCCGGCCACTAGCGGAGCGGCGAAGGCAGCGGCGCTGGCAGCAGCAGCAGGCGCTAGCAGCGGGCCTACGATCGGGATAGCCGCTGTAGACGCGAACGCCGCCAGGGACGCTTGGAAGGCGGTAGCTTGAGCGTTTGCGATAAGCGCGGTGGCCGCTGAAGCTTGCGTGGTCTTGCCGACGAACAACTGCACAGCTTGATATACGAGCCATTGCGCTGCCATCTGGACCAGGGCGCCGACGATGGACTTAACCATCAGCACGCCGAGGTCGGCGAAGGCGTCGCCTACAGATTTCGTTCCGTCAAGAATCGACATGAACGTATCCGTAAGGCCGTCTGTGAGTGCGTCAAGCGAACCGGTAACGAATTCCGCAGCCATCGAGCTGTAGTTTGTAGCTTCTTCAGCCCAGTTTGCCCACCCTTCGGACGCGCCGAGGAAGAACGAACCCTGCGCTTCGTCCAGTTGGTTGTAGTAGTCCTGTTGCATGACTAAGCGCGAAGCCAGGTTCTCTTCGAGGATCGCTGTCTCTTGCGCGTACAGGTCTTCGCTGATCTGCCCCTTGTTGAACTGGCTATTCAGCTTGTCGACTTCGGACTGATACTCCTTACGAATCTGGAGATCTTCTTTCAAACGCTCGCGAAGTTTCTCGCCTTGACCGGGACCGATAAGCGAAGAATCTAAACCTTCCTGTGCCTGACTAAGCTTCGAGGATTGGTTCTCTTGGAACGCAGCAAGCTTACCGGCTTCTGCAGTTGCTTGTTTCCTGGCGTCAACTTCCTGCTCTAGTGCTACGTTACGCTTGAGCTGCGCACGCAACAGATCCTCAGACGCCAAGATCGATTTCTGATCTGCGGTCTGAATGTCTTTCGACTTGATGTCGGCGATCTGCTGCTCGAAAGCCGCAAGCGCTTTGGCTTGGGTACCGAGCTTATCAGTCGTCTCAGATTGAACTTGGAGCGCGGCGGCCTGCTGCCGCAGCGTATCGAGCATGCGTTGGCCGGCGTCTTCACGGAACGCTCTAGGCGCCGGTGCGGACTTTGCAGCCTTCAATCGTTCCGCATCTGCCTTGATAAGCGCTTGGTTAGCCCGAACTTCTTGCCCGGTTACCTCTGCGGCGGCTTTCTTTGAGGTCTCCTGCTGCTTGAGCAACACGAGCTGCTTCTCCAGCGCCTCGGTGGTCTCGTCGGCCAGTCCTAACGTGGTTGCCAGGTTGCCTAGGCCCGTAGAGATAGCGCCGGATATGCCCCCCTCTTTGCGGGTCTGCAGGATGCGTTCGAGCAGTTCGATCTGCTTGGCTGCATCGGGGAAAAGCTCGCCGCGAACTTGAGCATAGGCATTGCTGATCGCCGTTCCGATGTCGTCCCAGTCGCGTTCAAGGTCAGACAACGAATCGCGGTAGGTCTTCAGTCGTGTTTGGGCATTCTCGGCCAAGGTGGCGCTGAGTACGTCCAAGGCTTCTTGCTTCTTGCCTTGGACGTCGAGCGCTTTGATAACCTCGTACTGCTCATTAGTGATCAAGCCATACTGTGCGCTGATCTTCTGCGCGGCGGTTGTGGCGTTGTCCCCGAGTTCGCCAAGCGATTTAGCGACTTCTGCCGCGCCTTTGCCGGTGAACTCGCCGATAGCCGTAGCAGCTAGCGCGAGGTTGCGGAATTGAGTTTCGCTGAGCCCGGTGCTGCCGGCCAGGGCGATAACGGCTTGCCTGGCTTCGCCGATTCGACCGGTCAAAGTGGCCGCGTCTTCTGCAAGCTGAGACAGGGACGAAGACGTCTGCCCAGAGCTGGCCGAACCGCTGAACAGGGCTTTGTTAAACGCGCTGGCTTCCTTCTCCGCGTCGATGAACAAAGCCGTGATCGTACCGAGAGTGGCAGCTAGAACGGTGAAAGGATTGATCAGCCCGACGATGTAGCCGCCGAGAGCCGATGCCGCGGGGCCGATGCCGCCGAACATGTCCTTGAGCTGGCCGCCCTGCTGAAGCAGCACGGTAAGCGGGGCTTGACCGGACTGCAGGGATACGGCGATGTCGGTAAACTGCGCGGGCACTCCGCGAAGGTTGTTTGCTAACTGCTTGGCCGTAAGACCGCCTTTAACCAAGGCGGCATCAGTCTGCGCCAGGGAAGCGCGCGTGGCGTCCAGTTGGGCTTTGTATGCCTTGTAGTCTTCGGTTGGCAGCCGCCCGGCTTTACGGTGGGCGTCTAGCTGCTGTTCCATCTTGTCGAGACGGGAGTAGGCCGCGACAGTCGGATCGATCTGCCCGATCAGCCGATCGAGTGCTTCGCCCTGCTTTTTAGCTTCCCGAGTCGTCGCAGCCAAAGCGCGTTCGGCCTGATCCATACCGCGCTCGAAGCCTGCGGTATTCGCCACGAGATCGATAGTGAGGGCGCCAAGCGACGATACGGCCAAAGTACTACCCCTTCGATGATTTCAGCACGTACATGAAGTCCTGGAGCGTAGCGTACTTTATTTCGTCATCCGATTCACGGTTAGGTATGAAATCAGCGACCTTTACATTCTTGTTGCCCATTAGCTGTGCGCCGGTAGCACAAATCAATGCGGCAGCTTGTTCTATGCGCTCGGCGGTATTAATGCCCCCATGACGCTTCAGATACCTAGCCCACTGACGCGCCTCGACCAGTGACATGTTCTGCTGGGCTTCGGCGATCGTACGACCGCCTATACCATTAAGAACTAATTCGAACCAGAGGTCTTCAGGGGGATCGTCTTTGCCGCTTGAGCTTCGTTTACAGCAGTGATCAGTGCGAGGAACAGCGTGTCGCAGATCGGGCCGCGCTCAGGCGAAGCAGTACCGAGAATATCGGCAGTGGTAAAAATCGGCGCGCCGTTTTCGTCGCACACCATCGTCGCGATCCGTGCGGCCAGGTGCTCTTGGTTCCCCTCGGCGGCTTTCCACGTATTGGTAATCGTGTGATATGACGCAAGACGTACGTAGATCGTTGCTTCCTGCTCTACGCCTTCCGTGTTGTGCCATTTAATCTCACGTTTTACGAAGGGTTCCGCGGCGCTGATGAAAGCGCCGGCTTCTACGAGGTCTTTAAGGTTGAAGGCCATTGGTTAGCTCGACGACTTAGGAATGAGGACCGGCTCGCCGGAGACTTGGAAGCCTACGGTTGAGGTAACCATAGCGTTCAGGCCGAAGGTGAACGGAAAGCTACTCATGTACGCGTCGAAAGCGATCCAAGAACGGGTAGGAGGGAATACAAACTCGTCATTTCCCGAGCTATCTACGCCCGCAGTCGGCGGCAAAGTACCGTCAGACCAGCCCACGGCCCAAGGGAGGGTAATCCCCGCCAGCTTCAACTGGTGAAGGCGGACGTGAACCGGGTTCGAAGGATCGATCATAAGACCGAAGGTACCCGCGCCGGGGGTTGACAGCCCGGCTTGGTAAGTCCTCGTGGTGTCATTTAGAC